TAATGATGCATGTAGAAACTCAACCTATTGAAGGTTTTGAAGGCTTCATGATTGACAAAGATGATGAAAGCAAAGGACGTTATGCAGGTCAGATTGGTAGAGTAAAAGCAAGCCAATATGCATTTGCTGACGGTGAGACCAAGTCTGGTGTTAAGATTCAAAGAGATAGATCTATTTTGATTTTCTTGAGAACTCTTGCACATACTATGGAATTAGATTCTTGGTTCCTTGAACAAGATGGTCAGCATGAAACAATTGAAGACTTTGTTAAAGCATTTAATAAAACTGCAGACTTTAGAGGTAAATATCTTGAGTTCTGTGTTGCTGGTAAAGAATATGAAGGTAAATCAGGTTATACTAACTATGACATGTGGTTACCAAAATCAGAAGGTAAGAAATATGCATTTGGAGCTGTTGAAGGCGGTGTTGTTATACCTTATGATGAAACCAAACATCTCAAAAAATTAGAAGTTAAAGATGTTAAATCCTTTGGGGATGATGATGATGTATTTTTGAAACCAAAATCATCTTCTGACTTTAGTTTAGACTAACTACTACCTAGATAATAGGGGGGAGTTAGTAATAAATTAATGTATAACAGAGATTTCTAACTAAATCAGGAGCCTCCCCCCTTTATTTTTATTGGTTATGATTTCAACAAAGAACTTAGTATCTGATTTACAGGATGTACCCAGAGAATGGGTATTTGAATATTATCTAAACTTAAAAGAAAAACTCATTGGTCAGGATATAAAAATGCTATCTGCATTTAATGTAAAGGATAAAGTTCCAAGCATGTTTATCTATCGCAATGGGGATTGCTATAAGTTTAAAGATTTCTCTTCTGGCTTTCAAGGTGATCAAATTGAACTTGTCAAATGTTTATTTAACTATGATACAAGATTCAAAGCAGTTAATAGAATACTACATGACTATCAAGAGTATCTAAAATATAATGCACCTGCAGAAAGAGGACCTATACAATTTCATGATAAGTTCAAGGTAACAGATTTCCAAATGAGACACTGGAATTCCCAAGACTCTAAGTTTTGGATGAGTTTTAGGATTTCTTCAGCCATACTGGAGAGATATAATGTTGTTCCATTGGAGTTCTTTACTATGGAAAAGACTGAAGTTGATGGTAGTATAACATCTTATAAGTTTGCAAGACCCTATGTCTATGGTTATTTTAGACAAGATGGTGAGTTATATAAGATTTACATGCCTAAAGTACCAGAGAAGAAGTTCATTAAGATCCAGAACTATACACAGGGTATGGATCAACTGCAATATGATTCCAAATATTTACTGATTGTTTCTTCACTTAAAGATCTTATGTCTTTTAAGAAACTTGGTATTGGTAATATAGAATGTATTGCTCCAGACAGTGAGAATACAATGATTGGAGAATCTATTATAAATAAACTTAGAGAAAAGTATTCTAAGATTATTGTACTGTTTGATAATGATGAGCCTGGTATAAAGGCTGCTCAGAGATATCAAGATAAGTATAATATTCCACATGTAATACTTGACATGTCTAAGGATTTATCAGACTCTGTCAGAGATCATGGTATTGAAGCTGTGAGAGATAAATTATTATCTTTATTAAAACAAACAGTATGAGTTGGTTATACAAAGGTGAAGTATTTAATGACAGCAAAATTCCAGATGGTGCTGTAGGTTTCATTTATGAAATGGAAGCAATTATTAATGGTAAAGCAGTCCGTTATATTGGCAAAAAGAACTTTTATTCTACAGTTAAAAAGAAACTGGGAAAGAAAGCTATTGCTGCAATGACAGACAAAAGGGCATCAAAATACACTTTTGTTAGTAAAACTAACTATCAAAACTATTACAGTAGTAATCAAGTGCTACAGGATGCACATAAAGCAGGAGTACCAATAAAGAGATTTATGGTTAGAATATGTTTCTCAAAGACAGAGTTAACATATCATGAGACTAAATTTCAATTTGTAAGGGAAGTGCTTGAAAAAGAAGAATATCTAAATGCCAATATTCTTGGCAGGTTTTACAAAATCAAATAGTATGAATGAAATAAATATGATGGGTACCCTTGTCAAATTAGCTGACTTGGGAGTTACTGGTATTAAGGTACAATATGAAGGCTCTGGTGATTCTGGTGCAATTGAAAATGTAGTTTATACTACAGAAAAAATGGATCAAGATGAAGAAGCCGCCTTTGATGACATAAATGATATAGAAGTATGGGGACAAGATGTATCACATCTTCAAGAATTAGATTCTGGTCTTAGTTCTGATATAGCAAATTTTGTTGAAGAACAATTACTTAATGATATTGAGGATTGGTGGAACAATGAGGGTGGTTATGGTTCAGTATGTATTTTAATTCCTTCAGGTAAATACAAAATCTATAATGATATTAGAATTACTCAAATTGAAAGTTATTTTCATGAAGGTTCTTTAATCCAAAAAACATTATAATGATTTCTGAAAAAGAAAAAGCTGAATTATTATACAGTAAGTATACATCTAAATATGGTGATGAGCAAGGTAAAAAAGAAGCGATAAAGGTTGCTGAACAAATACATGCTCTTGCACCATTTAAAGATGGTATTAATATGCCTAATAGATTATACTGGCAAAAAGTAATTGATATTATAAAAAATAAGTAATGGCACATCCATATCAACATGCTGTATCATCAGCTAGAAAGTTTGGTGGTATACCAGAAGACTATATGCATATTCATAATTGGTTTGATGAAACTAAGTCTTGGGTAGGTCATAGTAAACACAGAATGTTCCGTCACCATAGTGAGGGGATATTTGAATGTGAGCAAAGATTTGGTATATCATTTACTAACTCTGATGGCAAAACTGTATATACAAGATATGTTGGTGAACAGCATGTAAAAGAAGATTGCAATGGATATATTCCAAGTGCAAAAGAATGGATAGATATGATTGCATCCGGTGAATTAAAAGAATGGGCTATTAAGACCTTAAAAATTGAAGACTAATGGAAATTCTAAAGGGAATATTATACTGTATGATTGGTATAACTGGATTAGTGGTTTTGTTAATAGCAATGTATTTATTTTGGTTTGAAACTATACCACAGTTTTTAAGAATGATTAAAAAGAGAAGATAATGACAAGAGATGAATTAAAGAATCTGATTAACATGTTTCAGTCAAGTGATTTTGAGAATCATGTAGTTGCATTTCATGCAATTGAGAACAGTCCACTTGATAATAATGAGCTAGTATTATTGTATAAATTTTCTGGACAACCATTTGCACAATGGAAGAAAGAAGTTCCAAAAACTGCACAGAGAATTGCTGATGTAATTGGTGATGAAGCCATAGCATTATCATCTGCACGTGTACTTGGTATTATTACTAATAATAAAGCAGCTAAACATGTAATAGAAACATTCCTGGAGTTTTTCATCCGGGACTTAACCAGTATGTTAGGAAGCATAGGGTATCCAATGGACAAAGTAGACATCAATGTAAAAATAAGAGATGATGGACAAAGCACAGAGCCTTAGTAAAATAAGTAAAGACTTAATGTTGAAAGAGCCCTATTACGGGTTCTTTCTCATTATGTTGAATAAAGTTTGGAGAAAAGATCTCCCAACTGCAGGAGTAAGCAAACAGAATATTAATTATCAATTAGCCATCAATGAGGAATTCTGGACTGGTCTAAGTGATGATCATAAAATGGGCTTACTGAAGCATGAATTACTCCATATTGCATTTGGTCACCTTACAAGTTTTAGTTCTTTTAGTAACAAAAAACTTGCAAATGTTGCCATGGATATGGAAATTAATCAGTATATTGAAGACTCTTGGCTGCCAGAAGGAGGTATCAGAATTGAAGATTATGAAGATCTTAAACTAGATAAAAGAGCTGGTTGTAGATATTACTATGACCAGCTTCTCCGCCTTCAAGATGAGAAGGATAAGAATGGCACAACAGGTAATGATGCCATGGACAAACTTCTTGATAATGTAGCTAGTGGAGATATTCCAGATCATAGCACATGGGAAGAGTTTGATGACATGACTGATGCTGAGAAAAAGCTAATTGA